AGGTATTAAATTTACATTAGGTCTTAAAAATGTATCTTTAACCTTTAATTGTTTACCATATCCTGCTCTTTTATTATCATGATAACCATTGTTTTGGTCGTACATTGTAGTTGAATTAATATATATTGCTATATGTCCATATTTACCTATATCATATACAATAATATCTCCATATCTAGGATTTTTAGTTATTTTTCCTAATCCTTCATCTACATAAGTTTTAACCCAATCTTTTGCATGTCCTCTTGCTTTAATAGGTTGCCCTAAACATTGATGAATATATTGTTGCACCAAAGATACACACATACCTTTTTGCCCTCCACTTGGCAAAGCAACTTTCTTTCCTTTTGTTTTATCAATAAATTGCTTTAAACTTATTCTTTCCATTATTTTACCTCTTCTTCGTTTCCAACATATTCTTCAATATCTTTTTTATATTGTTTATTATATGTTAGATTTGATATACCAACTATTGCACCTAAAAATGTTGCAAATGCACTATAAGTACCAATTATTAAGTTAGTATCAAACTTATAAATAATTCCTAATGTTTCTATTAATGTAATAAAAGCAGGTGAAAATATAATTAAGAACCATTTTAGAAAATTATACCATTTATCTGGCAATTTCATATCTATTCCTCCTTTATATAATTATAACATTACTTTTCTTTTTTTGATACCCTGTCAGGTATTACTTCTAATATTCTAACAAATGCTTTACCATAATCATTTTTTCCTAATAAATATTCTGCTAAATCTTTTTTACATTCAAATCTATCACCTTTATTTATTCTATCATCTGTATTTTTATTTAATCTAACTACATTTTCTAATTCATTAAATCTTCCTAATGTAAAACTATCTATTGCTTCTAATTTAATCATTGTTATACTCCTATCTTTATTATATAACTTTACCATTGTCTATCTCCATTTTGGTCTACTTCCATTTTAGTTTTTCTAACTCTTTCTTCCAAATATCTATCTATTCTTTCATCTTTACCTTTAACACTTAAAGCAAGTTGTAATGTATCTGCATAATGTCTTATTGTGCTTGTTCCCCATAATACTTTATCTCGTACAGTAGTTACCGATTTTGTATTTTGTTGGTTCCATACATAAATAGGTTCTTGTAATAATTTAAAACTATTCATATATATACATATCTTGCAATGTTGATTTCTATCTTCTTTTAATGTTCCTTCATTATATAAACATTCTTGTCTAGTTGCTAAACTCTTTTTGATAACTTTACCACAACTACCACTCCAACCTTCTATTGCTTCATATTTATCTTTATATTTTGGTATAAAACAATTAGGAGTTAATTTATTATTTTTATAACATGCCATTCCGACAAATAATACATCAGGTTTAGTTTGCAATTTATTATTTATTTGTTCCAATGCTGTTTCATCATATAACCAATCATCACTATCAATATAATAAACATAATCAGTATCCTCACTTAAATGTAAATATCCTTCATTTCTAGCACCCCCATTTAATCTTTTTTGCTTTAATTGGATTATTTTATGTGGTGGTTTTAATAATCTTTTTGCTATTTCAACACTATTATCTGTACTCATATCATCTATAAATATTATTTCATAATTTTTATATGTTTGTTCTAATATACTTGTTAAACATTTTTCTATTGTATGTTCGTAATTAAAATTAGGTATTATTATTCCTATTTTATAATCTACTTTTTCTGGTATCTTATCCCAATCTTTATCAGTTATCTTACATTGTTTAATACAATCAATTTCATAATCAGTAGTGTTTATATCTACAAACTTACATTCACTATATAATATACAATGTAAATTAGTTTTTAAAAGTTCTTCTAATGTTTCATCTTTAAATATATATATATACTCATTTCCATCTTTTTTTATTGCTTTATAACTATTTTTATCAACTGCAATTTTCATTCTATTAATCCCTTTTCTTTCATTTCAATATATTTATGTGTTTGTGAAGTAGGATTATCACCATTATAATATACTAAAAATTTATCAACATGTTCTATATTTCCACCATTTACAACTCTTCTTAAAAAATCAGTATCTTCAAAAAATTCTTTACTTTCATCAAATCTTTTATTTCCTATATAATCTTTTTTATATAAATAACTCCATACATTATAGCACCATAACACTTCTTCTTGTTTCCAACTTGGTTCGCCATTACTTTCACTATAATATCTATAAGAATAACAATCTGCATTTGTTTTCATCATATCAAATAAAGTTTCAATATAATTATCTATAATATCATCATCACTATCTAAAAAAGTTATATATTCGCCTTTTGCTAAATCTAATCCTATATTTCTTGCTCCACTTGGCAATTTTCTTTCTTTATGATGAATAGATACAACATCATAAGTATCAATAAAAGACATATCTTCTGTTGAACCATCTTCTACTACTATTACTTCAACTTCATCTGTTTTTTGTTTCATTAATTTTTCAAGTAAAGGTTTTAAAAACTTCGTGTTATTATGTGCAGGTATAATAATACTTAATTTCATTAAAATCACCTACATACATTATACCACATAAAAAGGTAGACAACAATGCTACCTCATTTAACTTTTCTTTGTGTTCCTTTTGTAGATATAGTAAATGCTTGTTCTAGTGTCCAACCTCTTTTTAATCTATCATATATTGTGGTTACACTTATCTTATATTTTCTGGACCATTGTGATAAAGTTTTTGTTTTACCTTTGTAAGTTATTTTTCTATTATTTCTTCTATTATTATCTTGAACTTCTTTGGTTACCCACCTACAATTACTAGGTTCATAATTACCATTTACGTTTATTCTATCTATTGTTAAACCCTCTTTATATCCATTATTAATAGACCATTCGTAAAAACTATTAGGATTATTTATCCAATCATCACACATTTTTATCCCTCTACCACCATATCTTTCATACCCATTAGTAGAGGGATAATAACATCTACAATACATGCTATGTCTTATAATTATTAATCTTTTTTTATCTTCTTTGTTCATAATAAAATACCTCCCACAACAAAGTATTAGAGGAGCAGTTGTGGTACTCCTCTATATATAATTATAACACAAATTATTTAATTTTCCAAGCACATCTCATAATTCTTTCACTTGGGTCAAATGTATCATATATAATTCCATCAATAATTGCAGTTATATGTCCATCAGTTGTTACAGCATATTTACCATAAGGATATTCTCTTGCAAACTCACCAATAGTTTTTGAATAATGACATTCTCTACCATATCTATCATCTAAATAATCCTCTAAAAAAATAACACTGTCCATCATTAAACTATCTTTATTTGCTAAATAACTTAATTCATTGTAAACTTCATCCCAACTTCTATTTGTTAATAAAGATAATGACCTTATACTACAATCGTCAATAAATCTATTATGTGGGTTATTATTATAATATCTATACATATTACATCATACTTCTTTGTAAAGTTTCTCTTAACATATTCTTTTGTTGTTCATTATCTGCTTCTTCATGTAATACCTTAATAAAATCTTCTAATGCTTTTACCATATAGTGAAAACTTCTATCAGTTTCTTCACTTGCACCATATCTATCACGATTTTCCATATATCTGCCATATTCTCCAGCAACTCTATCCATTTCTTCTTCACCACGATATTTCATGTCATAGCCCCTTCTACCATAGTTATCTCTACCATATTCTCCATAATATCTTCCATAACTATCGTATCCTGCTCTACGACCACCATAATTTCCATAATTATACATTTCTTTATCCTCCTTTGCCATGTGTTTTATTTTACTTAATTTATATAGATTATCTAAATTAGTAGTAGTTATTCCTTCTTCTATTATATTATTAATACTTTCAGTTGTTTTTTCTATTACTTTGTCTTCCATAGGTATCCTCCTTTCTTAAAAGACTTAATATTTCATTATTTTGTTTTATTATTTTATCTAAATATTCTCTATCTTGTTTTTGTAATTCTTGCATTAAATCTGCATTATTATAATCTTTAAATAATATTTCTAAACTTAATGCTTGTAATATTAAAGATAGATTATTAATCAAATTATTATTTTGATTATGCATATCTTCTTATACTAATATTTGCGTTTTTAACAATAGGTATTTCTGTATCAGTTATAACAGGTGTTGTACCACCACTATATGTTATAGTAGGTACACTATTAATAGTAATAGTTACATTTCCTCTACCACATACTCTTACATATTTTTTCATTGATACATTAGAATATTCACCTGCTGTTGCTACAACTACATCTGCTTCACCACCATTTAATTTTACTCCATCAGCAAATATTCCTAAACCTACTACTCCTACTGTTGCACTTGTTACATTTGCATTAAAATCTATTTCATATAATCCTCCTGCAACAATATTAAAAGTAGCACTTCCTTCATTATGATTTAACCAACCATTAAAACAATTAGCACTTGCAGTTCTTACATCTGTATCTGCAAATGTTATAGGTGCTGTATTACTTGTTAATGTTAATTCTTGTTCTTGTACACTTTGTATCATTTTCTTCTCTCCTTTCAATTAAAATAGAGAACAGGACTTGCCTATTCTCATAATTAGCAAGTTCTCTTATTGAGATTGTCTATTGACATTATGCTATACTATTGTATTTCCATAAAATCCATTACCATAAAATCCATTATATAAACTTGTATATGGGCTTGATACTAGATAACTAGGTATAGGATATGGTCTAACTTGGTTTACTATTGATGTACCAATACCATTAGCAGTAATAGTATTTTTAAGGTCATTTACTTGACTTCTTAAATCATCAATAGTATTTTGATTAAGAACATCAAGTATTTTTTGTGTGTTTTCAATTCCTTGTGCTCTTAAATTGCAACAACATTCATCCATCTTTGCTTGATTTTGTAATGCACTTGTCAATAAATTAGTATTTAATTCATTAGTTTGTGATAAAATATCTCTTTGTGTATTAGATGCAGATAATAATACATCACTTCTTAAATTACACATATTAGTAGCATTATCACTAAATCCATTAGATAAAGCAGTTAAGATAGATTGTGTACCACTATTTATATCTCTTTGTGTAAACTCACTTGAAACATAATCAGTAGTTGCTACATTATTCCAACCATTGTTTCCACCAAATCCGCCCCAACCATTATTAAATAATAGTGCTAATAAGATAATTCCCCATATTCCGTCAGAACCACCAAAAAATCCACCATTATTATAACCATAAGGTATCATTGGATAACCATTACCTGTTGCAAGTTCTACTGTTGGTTGAATACCATTGTTCATACGATTGCTCCTTTCTATTAATATTTATATCAATGCTATTTAGCATTAATACCATATTGATTTAATTGTTCATTAGTAATTCCAAATCCATTAGCAAACTTTATAAATTCTTGTTTTTGTTCTTGTGTATAATTTCCTGTTGCTTGTTTTAATAATTCTTCTGGATTTCCATTACCTTTTCTTATTTTTTCGTAT